CCCGCAGCGAGGACGAGGCACTGTACGGCGGCGCGGCGGGCGGCGGGAAGAGCGACGCGCTGGTGATCGAGGCGCTGCGGCAGGTGGAGATCCCGCACTACCGGGCACTGATCCTGCGCAAGACCTACCCGCAACTGAGTGAGCTGATCGACAAGACCATGCGCTATTACAAGCCGGTGTTCCCGAAAGCAAAATACAACAGCTCCAGCCACACATGGACCTTCCCCAGCGGGGCAAAGATCACCTTTGGCTCCATGTTCCGGGCACAGGACAAATACAACTATCAGGGCAAAGCCTTTGATTTTATCGGGGTGGACGAGCTGACCCACTTTACCTGGGAAGAGTACAGCTATGTGATGAGCCGCAACCGCCCCACCGGGCCGGGCACGCAGGTGTACATCCGGGCCACGGCAAACCCCGGCGGCATCGGGCACGGATGGGTGAAGGCGCGGTTCATCACACCGGCACCGCCGGGCACCCGGATGGTGCAGCTGGTGGACGTGAAGAAGCCGGACGGTACCTGCGAAAAGCTGCGGCGCACCCGCATTTTTATCCCCAGCACGGTGTTCGACAACAAAAAGCTGCTGGAAAACGACCCAGGCTACCTGGGCACGCTGGCCAGCCTGCCGGAGGCGGACAGGAATGCGCTGCTGTACGGAGACTGGGACAGCTTTTCCGGCCAGGTGTTCACCGAGTGGCGCAATGACCCGGCACACTACGAGGATCAGCGATGGACGCACGTTATCAAGCCGTTCCGCATCCCGGCGCACTGGAAGATCTGGCGCGGGTACGACTTTGGCTATGCAAAACCGTTCTCGGTGGGATGGTACGCGGCGGACGAGGAAGGACGGCTGTATCGCATCCGGGAACTGTACGGCTGCACCGGCACGCCCAACGAGGGCACGAAGGTGAACCCGGTGGAGCAGGCACGGATGATAAGGGAAGCGGAAGAAAACGACCCGAACCTGAAGGGCAGGCACATCAACGGCGTGGCCGACCCGGCCATTTTTAACGAGAGCCAGGGCGAGAGCATTGCACAGATGCAGGAAAAGCACCCGAACTACATCTTCTGGACACCGGGCGACCACACGCGGCTGGCGGGCAAGATGCAGTTCCACTACCGGCTGGCCTTTGATGCGGAGGGCCGGCCGATGTTCCAGGTGTTCGACACCTGCAGACACTTCATCCGCACCATCCCGAACCTGGTATATGACGAGAGCAACGTGGAGGACATTGACACCACACAGGAAGACCACATTTACGACGAGTGCCGGTATGTGCTGATGGAAAACCCCATCAGCCCGCGCAAGACCGAGAGCGTGCCGATGCTGAAGGATGACCCGTTGGACATGGACGTGCACAAGAGCCCCACGCGGGTGATGAGAGTGTAAGCCGGAAAGGAGAATGGCATGGCGAAAAAGAACGACCTGGCGCAGCAGCCGGGCGGCAGGATGCCGCAGGACGAAAACCGCATGATGCAGGCGGCACAGCTGGCTGCTATGATGGCGCAGGGGATGCAGCAGACGCGGCAGCCTGAGCCGCGGCGGGAAGCGGAAGCTGCACCGGGCACCGGGAGCGCTGCGGGGCAGCAGATCAGTGCGGGAGAACCGGCGGCAGGCAGGACGGAGAACCCCATGGTGCAGATGCTGCAGAGCCTGACAGGACAGACTGGCGGGCAGACGGGACAGCCGGAAGGAACGTACTTTACGGCAGCGGCGGAACCGGCCATCGGAGAGGATGAGATACGGCGAGCCAATGACCTGCTGCAGAAGTACAAGGCAGGCAAGGCCGCGCTGGACAAGCGGATCGTGGACAACGAGCTGTGGTTCCGCATGGGGCACTGGAAGAACTACAAGAACAAGATGATGGAAGGCAAGCCGAAGCCTTCCAGCGGGTGGCTGTTCAACAGCATTGCCAACAAGCACGCCGATGCCATGGACAATTACCCGGAACCGAACGTGCTGCCGAGGGCGGCAGATGACGAGCAGACGGCAAAGGTGCTCTCAAAGATCCTGCCCACGGTGCTGGAGCAGTGCGACTACGAGACAGCCTACAGCGACACCTGGTGGCGCAAGCTCAAGACCGGCACCGGCGTGAAGGGCGTGTTCTGGGATCCGATGATGCGAGGGGGCCTGGGCGACATCAGCATCCGGAGCGTGAATGTGCTGATGCTGTACTGGGAGCCGGGCGTGGAGGACATCCAGGACAGCCCGAACCTGTTCAGCCTGAGCCTGGCGAACAACGACCGGTTGGAGGGGCAGTACCCGCAGCTGAAGGGGCATACCGGAAGCAGCCTGGACGTGGCAAAGTACATCCATGACGACAGCCTGGACACCAGCGACAAGAGCGTGGTGGTGGACTGGTACTACAAAAAGGCTCTGCCCGGCGGACAGACGGTGCTGCACTACTGCAAGTTCTGCAACGGGGTGGTGCTGTATGCCAGCGAGAATGACCCGGCCATGAAGGATCGGGGCTTTTACGACCACGGGAAATACCCCTTTGTGTTCGACCCGCTGTTCCGGGAAGAGGACAGCCCGGCGGGCTTTGGGTACATCGACGTGATGAAGGACACCCAGACCGCCATTGACGAGATGAACCACGCCATGGACGAGAACGTGAAGCTGGCCGCGAAGCAGCGGTATGTGCTGAGCGACACGGCAGGCGTGAACGAGGAAGAGCTGGCAGACTTTGGCCGGGACATCGTGCATGTGGTGGGACGGCTGACGGATGACACCTTCCGGCCGCTGCAGGTGAGCGGGCTGCAGGGCAACCTGATCACCTACCGGGATGACCGGGTGAGCGAACTGAAGGAGATCAGCGGCAACCGGGACGTGAGCCAGGGCGGCACCACCAGCGGACTGACGGCAGCCAGTGCCATTGCGGCCCTGCAGGAAGCGGGCAGCAAACTGAGCCGCGACATGCTGAAGAGCGCATACCGGGCCTTTGCGAAAGAGTGCTACCTGGTGATCGAGCTGATGCGGCAGTTTTACGACGAACAGCGGGTGTACCGTATCACCGGCGAAAGCGGCGGCACGGAGTATGTGCCTTTTAGCAACGCGGCACTGCAGGCGCAGCCCGGCGGCATGGTGGGCGGTGTGCAGCTGGGCGACCACGAGCCGGTGTTCGACGTTACGGTGACGGCGGCCAAGAAGAGCACCTTCAGCCGCCTTAGCCAGAACGAGACGGCGAAAGAGTGCTACCAGCTGGGATTTTTTGCACCGGCGAACGCGGACGCCGCGCTGGCGGCGCTGGACATGATGGACTTTGAAGGCATCGAAAAGGTGCGGGAGCGGGTGAGCCAGAACGGCACGCTATACCAGCAGCTGCAGCAGATGGCCCAGCAGCTGCAGAAGATGGCGGCGATCATCGACCAGCAGAACGGCACCAACGTGAGTGCGGCGGCCAGCGCGGCCGGGCAGGCGGCGGGTGCTGCGGGCGGCGGGAGCGGTGGCAGCACAGGCGCAAAGACCAGAACCAACAGCTTGGGCGGTGCTGTGGGAGGCAGCGACAACAGCCTTTCCACGCAGGCAGCCCGGCGGGCGATGGACGTGAACAACCCGAACAAGTAAAGGAGAAAGAACATGGAACTGTACGAGACCATTGAGGGCATGACCAGCACCGACTACCGGGAACGCTTCAAAGCGGAGTACCGGCAGACGAAGATCCGGTACGAGAAACTGAAGGACTTTTGCAACCGGATCGAGGCAGCAGCGAGGACCGGCACGGAACCGCCGGAACACCGCTGCCCGCTTGACCTGCTGCAGGAGCAGCAGAAATACATGGGGCTGTACCTGAAAATGATGGAGATCCGGGCAGTGATCGAAGAGGTTGCGCTGAAGGAGGAAAAGGCATGATCGAAGCAAGTGTGATGCGCACGGTATGGAACGACGGCAAGACCGGCTACGAGGTGAAGGCAAAGGGCCATGCGGGCGCGGGAAAGTACGGGCAGGACATTGTGTGCGCAGCGGTGAGCTGCCTGATGCAGACCCTTGCCAACGAGGTGGAGGAGGCTGCGCGGGCAGGCCTTGTGGCGCTGGGCGCTGTGGCACACGGTGAGGGCTGGATGCGCGTGGAGGTGACCCCGACCCATGAGAGCTACGACATGGTGGAAGCATGGGTGGAGCTGGTACAGGACGGACTGGACGCGCTGGCCGAGAGTTACCCGGAGAACGTGGAGCTGGTGGTGAACATGGTGTTTGCGGACGGCAAGGCACCGGACCCGGCACAGCTGCCGGACATGGTGGACGGAAAGATGAACCTGCAGCTGTTTGCAGAAGGCGGCGGAGACGGCGGTGCTGCTGGCGATGGGGCGGAAGCGGCCCCGGCGGTGCAGG